AGCCATAATAGCTATCGCTTGGCATTTGATAAGCCCAAACTATTCTATCCGCAGCAGCATCGTAATCACCCTTCAAACTTGCTCCCGTAGAAGTGCCGCTTGAAAAAGTATAAATAGTATTTGCCGTAAGTGATGTACCTGAAACAGTGAGTGTGCAAGATTTTGCAGTGTTAGTGGCATTTTCTCTCCACCCAATAACAGGCTTGCCTTCAGATGATTCATAAATTGTAGCTACGTCATAAGTTTGAGAAGATGAAATGACAAGAGTAGAGCCAAACGTAGGGACAGTACCGCTCACTGTGCAAGCAATGGCCGAACAATTATTACTTTGACCCATAAAACCAAAGACAAATGCTCCAGCTGTATCGTCATACACGACCCTATGGGCGTAGTTAAAAACACCCGCAACACTGTAAAATACTACAGGAGTGCCAAATGTCACACTGGTTCCACTAATTGTAGCTACCACCGCTGTCCCGTAACCAGAGTTACCGTTATCGTAATAAACGATCAAATACTTATCTAAGGCAGAAGAATACCCAATTCCAATATTATAAGTACCCGCACTTTCAAAAATTGCTTCCGAACCAAACGAGATACTGGTTCCAGAAATTGTGCCGACAATGGCGGTTCCATAAGCACTATTGGGTGTATCCTGATAAGCTATTAAACAAGTATTGCCAGTGCCCCCCGCTGCTCTCACATTAGAATTTCCACCCGCATCAAAAACTGTTTCTGCTCCTACATTTACGCTAACACTTGATGCCGCAACCTCACTCACCGTCCCATCACTGTTTAATATGACAGGCTTACCAGAGCTGGTGACGTTACCATCTGCCGTGAAACTTACTTGCTTCCCCGCTCCCGCAGGAAAAAGATCGCTTAGATTCGTCATCCTGTGTAATCCTTCATATTTATTTGCGTAGCTGTGATTGCCTTTCCTATTAATTGACCACCTGTAGACGTTGTGATTGTCCCGTCATCCTGAACATAGTAATCGGAGCCAATCGTCAGACTTGACTGCGCTTCGTTACGACTACCCCAAGTATTAATCGTGCCTGTCGCTGTGTCGCTGATGGCTCCAGAGGCAATACCTAAGAGATTAGTTGAGGTGAGGTTACTTGATGTGCCGCCAGTTTTACCAAGTTTTACCCAAGCTGTATTAGAGTTATTATCCCCCATCACTAGAAAATGTCCATCAGCATCATCAGCTTTTGCAACATCAAAATACTCATAGGCTTGGCTATCCATTTCTGTGTCAGTGCCTAAAGTAATTGCATCTCCCGAATAAGAACCAATACGACCATTGACTTGTTTGTTCGTAGTGTCATTCCATGCAAGAATCCATTTATCGGGAGTAGCGGTTGAGTTAACCACTTGCGCTTGTCGAACGGCATAATCAGGGTAAGAAGTACCCGAATAAACTATTTGAGTACCATAGGAAAAAGAACCGCTACTTAAGTTACCGATCTGGGTACGCCCTTGTCCACCAGAGGTGGATTCTCTACTGGCAATCATTACAAACTTAGTAGAAGTCAAATAACACAAGTCTATAGTGCCCATACGCTCATAAGTGTTTGAATTGTCTACTACGTTACCGGAAGAAGTAGCAGTTATCGTTGAACCGCTAATGGCAACATCTGTAATATATAAATACTTATTTGCATTGATTTGAAAAACTAATGCTTTAGTCGCATCGTAAGGGTTTACTTTAAACCCAAATTCAGCCCCCCTAGCGGCTGTTGAATAAGGAATAGTAGTTGATCCCGGTGCGGTTACTGTAGTTCCTGAAACAGTAATAACACGCATTTTTACCCCGGAAGGATCATTATCCCAAGCAGTTAAATAATTACCTGAAGTTCCCAGTGCAAAAACTCTATCGGGTATTCCATTAGCTACATCAAAATTATCCGTTTCAAATCTGTTAGGAGTCCCCCACGAAATACTTTCACTACCTGCACTACCAGAAATCGTGCCAACAACAGCCGCAGTGCCGTACCCCGTAGGAGCATTTGATCCGGGCATGAAGACCATAAGAAATTTATCAGCAGTGCTTGGGTCAAAGGCTATAGAATGAGCATAAGCGTTATTTATACCTGATACACTCGGCGCGGTAGTTATTTCGTTCCCTACTGATAAACTAGTTCCTGATCTGATTACAAATTTAAAACGTAAACCGGAAGTACCCGAATCATTATAGTAAGAAACCATCCATCGGTCAGTATTGTGAGGGTCAGCAGTCACTTTGATACGAGATATTGAACTAGCCCCAGATTCTACCGTTAATTGTGACCCTAAAGGTAAACTGCCACTTGTTGTGCTTTCTGCGACTTGAGCCGCTTTACCCGCAGCGGTAAGGATTACAGGTTTCCCTGACGTTATATCCCCATCAGCTACAAAATCCGTATTATTTTGTCCTCCCCCTTGAGGAAGAAGATCAGATAAATTAGCCATTTACACACTCCAGCCAATAGTCCCGTTTATATAGGTCATAGTTATCTGAGCAAAGTCTTTGTCAAACGTTAAATCAGTGCCACTTGACGCTATATTGCTACCGTTTCTGGCAACTGTAAAACTACTTGAAGAGGCGGTATAACCTGCTTTAATGGTTATCGCATCTCCTGCCGAAGGGCCAGCAGGTAACGTAATCGTAATACCTCCAGTAGTTACAACTATAAAATCTCTGTTAACCGCTGAATATCCTGTGCCTTTTATTAAAGGAACAACTGCACCGCTACCACCATTAGCAAATGGTAATACGCCTGATACAGCGGCCGTTAAACTAACTCCCGAAAGTGTGCCGCCTAGCGTTAAGTTTCCTGTACTAGTTACTGTACCTGTCAGAGTCAACCCGTTAACGGTTCCAGTTCCAGCTACCGAAGTAACTCCATCGGCTGCAACATTAGCATTAGCNTCTACAACAGCAGCTCCTGACCCTGCTCCATCTAGGTAAAGAACTTTAGTTTGCCCTGTAGGTATATTTACAGTAGCTCCTGACCCCTGCTTTATGGTTATAGTCTGACTGCCTGTTGTAGCATTCTCTATCCACATAACCCGCGAAACAGTATTTGGCGCTATCGTAAGTTCCCTAGTCGTAGAAAGAGTTGCTGTAGAAGTGACTTTAAAATAAAGCGCACGAGCAGGATCAGCAGAACCATCCGCTACAGTAGTCGTTTGGTTACCATCTGAACCAAAACAATCTTGAGTGTTATACCCAAGAGAATCAGCAATAAGTTCTAAATTAGTATTAGTACTAGTACCCCAAGTACCGTCTTCATCGCCTGTAGTAATTTCTTTAAGTCTTAAATTATTTACATAAGTAGCCATAATATATTCCTATGCTGCTTTGTTTATATCTACCCAAGTAGGTGTTTGAGAATCATCTATCGTAGTCCAACCACCTCTACTTATTGTTCCTACCGCTCCCGTGCCACTTACACCTGTAGCTACTATAGAACCACCAAATGCAATAGTAACAGGCTCAACTCCACCTGTCCCCACCACTCCAGTTATCGCAGGTAACACTAAATCAGTAGGTGCTCCGACAGCACTTGTACCGACTACCCCTGTAACAGCTACAATCCTATCGTAAGCTGGAGTAACCGTACCGACAGCACCCGTACCACTTACGCCTGTAGGTACAAATAAATCTCCTACTACAAGCGCAACCGCACCTATAGCACCCGTACCACTTACGCCTGTAGGAGTTACGGAATCTACTACGCTTATTGAAGTAGTTCCTACTGCACCCGTACCGCTTACGCCTGTCGGTGTTTGCACGCTGCTGTATGCAGTAGTTACGTCCCCTACACTACCTGTTCCTTCTACACCCGTTGGGATTATAAGCCCAGTACGGTTTATAACAACGCTACCTACCGCACTAATTCCCTGTACCCCAGTGGGTATTACAGACCCTCCTATGGAGAATCCTACAGTGCCTATTGCTCCTGTAGCTGATACGGAAATATTGACATTATTTCCCCACGAGCCTTGACCCCACGTACCTGCGCCCCATGTAGCTCCAAGCCCTACAACTTTATCAGTCATTCAAGACCTCTAGGCGATACGTATAATCGCAGTAGAAGCACCCGCAGCAGGGAACTGGATTTGAAAATCCCCTGAACTTACTGTTTGATCTCCACCAAAACTTAGCACTGCACACGCTGAATTACTGTTGCTAGTGTTATAAATCATTGCCCCACAAGTAGTGAAAGAAGCACTTGACCAAGTAGTGTCAGAAAAATCACAAACAGCCGTAGTGCTAGAAGCAACCGGAGTTACGTTAGTAAGAGTGTTACCCCCTGCACTATAACCTGAACCACTTGCCTCATCACTGTTTCCAGTAATATTAGTGTAATTAGTGCTTGCAGCTCCGTAAGTTCCTGAACCTGCTGATACTGATTTAAGCAGTGCAATCTTCAAAGTATCCGCACCGTTTGATAAATCGTGTAGCCCTTTAAGTAATTCTACTTTAAAACTTGTGGGCATCGCTGTTGCTATCGTTATTGCCATGTTATATCTCCAATAATTTTACAAGTTCCGAATGCCCAGCATCGCGGAATTGGTTTGCCAAAGTTGTGCGGTCTGACCGAATAGCTTGTTTCATATACTCAACCAGTACCCCACGGATTTGATTTTTAAACGCTTCTGCCTGTTCCACAATCAAAGGATGGCTATTACCACCCACGTAAATTATTTTATCCAACGCCTGTTCAGCTAACTCTTCTGGAGTAAACCCTCGCTTAGATATGGTAGTAACCTTTACGTTACCTATTTCTACAATACTTTCAGAACTTAACATCAAGCTGTCTCCACTTTAACTTGACCGCCTCGGTACGTGTCCTCGCGCAATTTACCGTCACCCAAATTTTTAAGTAACGCTAACGACTGTGCATACATATTGTCGTAAAGAGCCACCATATCTGGTTCTCCTTTTTGGAATCTAATTGCTTCTACTAAAGTGCCGTTTAACAATGCTGAATCAAATTCTGTGCCTAGCCATGTAGTATTAGCGGTTACTATAGACTCTGGATAATAAGCAAAGTGTATTTCTGCATCAAAATTAGCGTTAGGAGTTGGCCCTACTATAAAGCTAGTTTCGTCAAAAATAGCATAATGCACAGGGACTCCTGTTGTAGCAGGGTTAGGATAGGCTTCGCGCATAAAGTTTACATCTTTATCTAATAAATAAATGTAATCACTACCGCTTATTATGGCTAAAGAGTAAGCATACAAAAAACCAGAAGGAACTGTTAAATACTTATTACCATTAGTTAATGAACCTGTTTGATTCTTCCGTAACGCAGGTAAAGAAACAGTAGTATATATTTTTTGCTCTGCTTGTTTGGTAAACATAGCAAGCTGGTCATCCGTGAACGTTTGCTCACAAATGTCATTAACATTGGCTTTAAGTTCTGTATAGTTCACTACGCCATCGGACCTCTTGCTTTAGTACCCTTAGTAGCCGCACCATTACCACGAGTTTCTATACCGCTTGTCTTCATGTTAATAGGTTGATTAACCTGTGTGCCGGGGTTATAAACTGTAGGCTCGCTTGGAAGCTCTATAATTTTAGGTGCTTTTTTACTTTCTCTTTTCATTCTAAATACCTCTTACGGTGTGTTAGCTTGACCACCCATTCCAGTATGAGCAGAACAATAATAATATAAAGTAGGTGCTGGATCGGGCACTGTTATTTGTGTGTAAGCCCCTGCATTTCCGGGGACTCCTACTTTAGTTACTCCTGTTGTATATTCTGACCCTCCACCCCATGTTCCATTGGGCGTAGTTGAAAGCCGTAATGGATGCGTGTCGTTTGTACCCGCTGATTGGTCAAACCTATAAGTTAGCCCTTCTGTTAATTCTATTGTAGGACTCACCACGCCTCCTAAATAAAATTTATTACCCGTCCCATANGAGTTTGTACCTGTTGCAACTGTTACTATAAAAGTATTAGTCACTATTCCTGATATAGTTACAACGCCAACTTTACCAAACCCGACAACTATAGAGGGGTCAATTGGTTCTATATGTGCTCTGCTCGCAGCTAACTCTGCAAAGTCAGGTCTAGGGTTTCTTAGAGCTTGCGGATCATCTACCGGAAACTCTCCTAATTTGTTTTGCGGTTGGTCAGGATTCCAACACTCAGGACAGGCTTTTACTTGTGTTGTTATACCTCTAACAACTAAACTTCTCAACTGCCCTAGTCTGTACTGAAAACCACACACATCACAAATAGCTAATGCGTTGTGACCCGCTGCAAATCTTTGCCCCATTGTTTAATTTGTCCCAAATAAACGTGGTATTAAACTAATGGTAGCTTTTTCTCTGTCTTCTCCTGCGGCTAACTCAAATGCTTCTTCGTAAGCTGCTTTTAATATAGGGAGACGTGTAACTAATTCTGGGTCTTTCATTGCTACGTAATAAGCCAACCCTGCTACTAAACAAGGTAAAAACCTAAAACTAACATCTGGAGTTTGTATACCTGCTCCCGCGTCTTGTATACGCCGCATCCTATAATACTTTAATATGTATGTAGGAGAATCGGCAGTGCCTTGGTCAGGAACAGGCCATAATGTAGCTGTAGGATTATCCCGCGCCCTATCTACGTAGATTTGTATAGGACGACCTTGACTTAATTTATTTGGTACAGTGGCGTATGTAGCTACACTAATACGAGATAGAGTAAGATCAGATTGCGTGCTCACGTTTCCAGAACCCGTTCTAATGACTTGCTCTAATAAGTCAATAGTATCAGCGGGTAAATCATACGTAGCTGTACCTTTTACTAAGTTTATAGTTCCAGAATCTATGGTCCACATATTGATACCACGATTTTGCCACTCAATAGTAAGCAAATTCATAGACCGCCTTGCAGTGCGTAGGTCATAGCCAGAACGCATCTCGCGCCCAGCTCGTTCCCACGCCTCTTCAGCGATTTCAGTGAAATCCATGTTAAACGCAGTAGTACCGGAAGTAGCCATAATTTACTTCTTCTTAGTCTTCTTGGTCTTTCTTTTAACTGGGCCTTTCTTTTTAGCGCCAGCTTTACCACCACCTTTCATACCCATGACTTTCTTACCTGCCATACCACCGCCACGCATACGTCTAACTGGCCCTGCTTTCTTTGCTCCGCGCATTTTGTAGTCTCCTATAAAATTTAGTGCGTAGTTTGTACATTGCTTCTGTATCATATTCTTGGAAACTTCTATCGTAGTACCCAAGAGGTCTTAACTTCTCGGCAGCTTTTTCTAACTTAGATAATCGCTGCACAAATAACAAAGCATATTCAGTATCTGTTTCTGGTTCAAACGCTTCGCTATCTAATAATTCTTGCTCTCCATCATCAGGATGAAAGCCCATTACCCACATATCTCTATCTCTAAAAACATTGTCTGCAATGGCTTTGTTAACGTTATCTACAAACTGATGAAACTC